ACCGAATGAGTTTGAAGCGAAGCTGGCCAGAGAATTAAAGACATTAAAAATTAAGTTTAAGCAGGAGTTTTATTTTCATCCTGAACGTAAGTGGAGAGCTGATTTTCACTTAATTGATAAAAAGAGTTTGGTAGAGGTTGAAGGTGGGATCTGGAGTGGAGGAAGGCATACCAGAGGCAAGGGGTACTTAAGAGATTTAGAAAAATACAACGCAGCAACAATGATGGGTTTTCAGGTAATACGGTTTAGTACAGATCAAGTGAAGTCAGGTCACGCGATCCAGCAGATAGAGAAGATGGTAGGGGAAATACGATGAATGCAGCAGTAACGATTATGCAGGCAATGGATTGGACTAAGTTTAGTGCTGAGGATTGGTTTCGTCAGTTTGGGGCTTGGATGAATGGGGATACTGAAACCATGGTGGTCATGGTGAAAACTATGCCTACTCGACGAATTACCCAGGAACAGCGTGAACGTCTTCTGGCAATGTACATGAGTGATAAAACGCTTAAGGATCGTTTATGCACTCAGCGCCGTGGTATTCGCTGTCAAATTGATGACAATGAAGCGCGTGCAATTCAGCGAGTAATTATTGAATTAAAAACTATTGAAGATGAAATTGTTCAGGAATGGGTATCAACATTATGGTCTCATTATGTAATGGGTAATTCATTGCGTGATATCGCTGAAAGCAACGATACCTCTGTACTCCAGATCCGCCAAGACCTGAAGTGTGGACTGGCATTTGTGAAGTGTCGCTATCCTCACTTAACTTTTGATATGTTTAAAAAAACCGTTTGACTGTGCGCACGGGGTATGCGATATTCGTGATATAGTGATCGAAGTGTACGTTAAAGCACTAGATTGATTTAAAAGCTCGCCAAATGGTGGGCTTTTTTGACATTATTTATTCATAAAATTAAGTGATAATGTCTTTTTGTTTTTGAGCTCTAATTGAAATGGCGATTTTAACTGTTAAAAAACTAGAAGATACTCTCTGTAAATTAGTGACTGAAGGCGAAAAGCCTGTAAAGATTTTATTAGGCTATAAAGCGTATGGCGAGCTAATGAATGATCGTAGTTTTTTTGAGGAAGTGGCTGGCTCGGCAATGGATCCAAACAAACGAAAATATAAAAATATTAAAATTAAGGTCACTCAAGACGAATACCAGTTTAACGTGAAATGTCAAAAATAGGTTTAAGCATCAAGGAAAGCTCGCCAAATGGTGGGCTTTTTTATTGCCCTGAGAAATATTAGTGTAATCATACCAAATTAAAATGCTTGATTAACCAGGAAGGAATCTTGCTTAGTTCGACAAAGTTAATGACATTATTTCAGCAATGAATATTATAAATTCATGTTTTATAAGTGAAAATAACTGACATTTCTTGCGACATGATTGCTTGATTGTCCAGGAGTAAAATCATGCTTAGATTACTGATGTGTTTATTCGGCTTCCACGGTGCGACTAAGGTTGACTACACAATTGATGATGAAGAAATCAAGGTGTGTCGTGATTGTTTGAAAGAAGTTAAATAACAATCACTCAAGCAAAGAGCTGTTTCATAAAGCTGTAATACTTAAGCAATATAGTTGCTCTGCAAAAGAAGAAAGACGTTGTAACGCAAGTCAAGCCCGTTTAATTGGAGAGAGTTAAGCGGGCTTTTTTATTTCAAAATCGCCGAACGTATTACGGCAAACAAAGCCCCTCGCATTCTAGATGTTGAGGGGTTTTTCTTTTCTTATTGGTGGTGAATGTGTGGCAATTCTTACTTGGTTTTATCGTGGCTTGGATTATTTGCAGCTGGTATACACATATCTACGTAGCAAATGAATGTGAGCGACTTGGTGGATTTTTCGTTGGTGAAAAAACTTATAAATGCATTGAAGTAAAGAAGCTCGATAAAGAAGAACAAGACTGGTGATGTTTATGACAGACAAAGTACAAGCTAAACAAGACTTAGAATTTTGCAGTGCTGAGCTGTCTAAGTATCAGAATCTCAGTCGATCCGGATTAACGCTTAGTGAGTTGCATGCGATTGACGGCATCATGATTAAGCTGAAAGAGCGTATTAAGAATTTGCGTACGGCGCTTTATTCGTGATGTTAGATAATTTGAAGTGGACATGGGAATCCAATTAAATAAAAGCAATTCAAAATGCTTATACTGTGTGCTTATTAATTAAAAAGGTTTAGAGCCTAATGAGTGCACCGAACGATTTATATTGGAATAATCAGAATAAACAGATGTTGGCGGCAAAGTATAAAGAGCACCTGCAAAAGAGTGGTCTCGAAAATACATTCGATAATTGTTATGACTTTATTTGTCGAAATTACGGATCAACAGTTCCCAAGAAAGAATTTGGTGTTTCTACAAGTATGGCTCTAGCAAAGGCAATATCAGGGCAACAGCCGAATGATTATAGTTTTTAAGATTATGAGACTAGAACCTCCTCTGGGAGGTTTTTTGTTGGGTGCAGATCATGGATCCAAAACACTATAAAAAATTAACCGATAAAGGCTCAATCAAAAATAAACCTCGCAACAGACCATTACCTAAAGCCAGTGAGAAATACTTAGAAGCATTCGATCGACTGAAAGAAATTCTTGATCGGATGGAAATCAAATACGAAGAGTACTTTCATTTTAAAACCACTAAGCACTGGCGCTTTGATTTACACCTGGTTGGCTACCTTACTTTGATTGAAATTGCTGGTGGTCCATGGTCTGGTGGCCGTAAAGGTAAACTGGCTACTAAAGCCTGGAGCATAGATCGTTATGATCATGCTGAAGAAATGGGATATCGGTATATACGCTTTGAAGTATCTGATATCTCATCATCCAACAGGGCCATAAAGTGGCTTAGAAATTTAAAGGCATCACATGGAACAGTTCAGACCATTCCCACCGACGGATCTGATTGATCAGGCCGAGGAAGAGGAAGCCATTCGCTTGGCACCTGCACCAGAACTTAAAGAATGGGTCGTGAATAATTGGCTTACTTTAGGCGGTGAACTTCATAACCCGGATCATGATCATATAGCTGAGCTGCTACACGACAATGATGAGTTCCTTGCATTTGCATGGGCTTCATCGGCCGCCTTAGCGAAAAAGCGTATGGTGCTTGGCCAGTGTGAAAAGGTCATGTTTAACGTGGGTGGCTGGAAGAAAGCACGCCAGGAACAACAGATGCGGGACTGGTTTGGTTTCGTACCTCAATATCTGATTACTGTAGATGCCACTTATTGCGAACAGGCAACAGATCGGGATTTCTGCCGGTTGATTGAGCATGAGCTATATCACATTGGTGTAGAGCGTGATGACGATGGTGAAATAATTTATAGCGATATGACTGGCCTGCCTAAGCATTACTTAGCTGGTCATGATGTGGAAGTGTTCTTTGGTGAAACTAAACGATGGGGAGCTGATGAGTCAGTGAAACGTCTCGTTGAAATTGCCAAGAATGCGCCGTTTGTTTCTGAAACAAGTATGGCTGCATGTTGTGGCAATTGTGTCATCGGTTAAATTTTTTTGCCTATCTTGCTATACGTAGCTATACAAAAGGGGTGTTTATGGCAGCACTTAAAGAGCCTGTAAAAATGTTTATAGTTCAGTCTCTTGCTTGCTTTGAAACACCTCAACAAGTAGTGGAAGCAGTAAAGCAAGAATATGAGATTGAAATTACCAGACAGCAGGTTGCACTTTACGATCCAACCAAAGTGGCTGGGCGTAACTTAAGTAAAAAACTAAAGGAATTGTTTGAGCGCACTCGTAAGGACTTCCGAGAGAATATTGAAGATATTGCAATTGCCAATAAAGCCTTTCGTTTGCGTGAACTCCAAAAGATGTATGAAGATTCTGGAAAAAATAAGCGAGCAAAACAAAACCTGCTCAAGCAAGCCTTTCAAGAAACAGATGGCCGTGTGACCAAGCAGGAAATTACCGGTAAAGACGGCGGCCCTATCCAGCAAGAAACTAAATCAACACACCAGTTCACACCGGAAGAGCTTGCCGGCATGACTGCTCAAGAGCTTTCACGTTTAGCAATTAATGGCAAGTTATGACTTATGCAATTGAAGATATAGCGCCACTAATTAAAGAGTGGACGATCAACACACGTCTACCTGAGGTCATTGAAGAGATGACAAGGCGTTACTACTACCGAATGCTAATAGAACAGAATGAGTTAAGCATCCAGGCTGAAATCTACAAATGCAGAAATGATCCAGCGCATTGGTTTAATCATTGGGTGTGGACCTATGATCCGCGTGGTATGCCTTTTGGATTGCCGGCAAACATTCCTTTTGTATTGCGCCCTGGTCAGGTTGAGCTGGTTGATTGGCTATTGGAACGCGAAAGCACACAAACGCATGGCTTGATTGAAAAAAGCCGTGATGAAGTGATGAGCTATGTAGTCCTGGGCTTTTATTTGCATCGGTGGTTATTCGTTGAAGGTTTTGCTGGTGGCGTCGGTAGCCGTAAAGAAGATCTGGTTGATAAGAAAGGCGATCCAAAAACGTTACTGCACAAATTTAGGGATATGTTTTCCAAGCTGCCTGACTGGATGAAGCCTAAAGGCTTTGTTGAGAAAGTGCATGACAACTACATGCGAATCATCAACCCGGACAACGGTGCAACTGTTACCGGTGAAGCGGGTGATAACATTGGCCGAGGTGGTCGTACCACAATGTACTTTCTGGATGAATGGGCATTCGTAGAGCGTCAAGAAGCAGTTGATGCTGCAATTTCTCAAAATACTAACGTACACATCAAGGGGTCTACTCCAAACGGGATTGGTGACAAGTTTCACCAAGATCGTTTTAGTGGGCGTTACGCCGTTTTTACAATGGCATGGCGTGATAACCCAGATAAGAATTGGCAGGTCGAATTTAATGGCAAATTAATTTATCCCTGGTATGAAAAACAATTGGCCACCCTTGATGACATCGTTTTAGCTCAAGAGGTTGATATTGACTATGCCGCCTCGGTCGAAGGTGTGTTGATTCCATCAGCATGGGTGCAAGCTGCCGTCGATGCTCATCTTGAATTAGATATTCAGCCGTCAGGCGAACGGATGGGTGCACTTGATGTGGCGGATGAAGGTAAGGATAAGAACTCTTTTGCTGCACGTCATGGCATCGTACTGCAGTATTTGGATACCTGGTCTGGTGTTGGTGATGACATTTTTGGCACGACTCAGAAAGCTATTGATGCTTGTCTTGATCTACGTTTGAACTCGTTTTATTACGATGCCGATGGTCTTGGTGCTGGTGTACGTGGTGATGCCCGAGTCATTAATGAGCAGAATAGATCCAAAGGTATTCCGGAGATCGAAGCAAATCCATTCCGAGGCTCAGGTGCGGTGCACAACCCGGAGCAGGAAATGGTTGAGGCGCGTAAAAATGTAGACTTCTTTGCCAATCTTAAAGCTCAGATGTGGTGGTCACTGCGCATAAGATTTCAGAATACTTATCGAGCCTTACAAGGTATGCAATATGACCCAGACAATCTTATTTCGCTCTCTACCAAAGACATAAACAAGCAGGAGCTTGAACAGCTCAAGCGAGAGTTATCGCAACCCACTTATACAAAAAATGGTGCAGGCAAAATCCTAGTCAATAAGCAACCGGATGGAGCTTTATCTCCAAACCGAGCAGACAGCATCATGATTTGCTTTAGCGATATCCGAGAGCGAAAACGGAAAAAACCTGCAGGTGCAGGATCTCGAACTTATTAAGGTGTTTACATGGCAAAGTCTAAAAAGGACAAAGCGTCAAAGAAGGCTTTGTCTTATGGCAATTTATACACTCAAGAAGCGGTCACTCAGTTTCTGGTGAACTTTGGCAAACAGCCTGATACGGATGAAGTACTACGCAAAGCAGGCATTACACGTCATAGATTACGTGTACTGCTTGATGATGATGAGATTGCTCAAGTAGTGGAAACGCGAATTGATGCATTGCTAGCTACGCCGTTGCGTGTTGAACCCAATGATACTGATGAAGCACAAAAGCTTAATCTGATATTGAAAGAATGGTTTCATGAAATTGCTACTGGTGCCATGAGTGCACTGTTCTTTGGTTATTCAGTACAAGAAGCTGTCTATGAGTTAAAACCAGAAGGCTATTTGGGTATTCAGTGGATCGGTGAAAAACCTATGCAGTGGTTTGAACCTAAAAATGATGGCCGCTTAATTTACCGACCAGAAGGCATTGGTACCGAGCATGAAGTGGATCAGGTATTCAAATTCTTTTTAACACGCCGTAAGGCTACATATGAACAGCCCTATGGCAAAGCGCTATTGGCTACCCTGTATTGGTTGTTCTTCTTTAAACAGAATGGATTCAAGTTCTGGGCTAAATTTCTGGAGCGTTTTGGGACGCCGATCTTACTGGGTAAATGTAAAGATACTGAAACCGAGGACATGAGCAGAGCATTGTTAAATGCACATGCACAGAGCGTCTTATCGATTGATGCAGATGATGATGTTCAGATTTTGTCTACATCAGGGACAAGTGGTACTGCTGGTGCTGCGTTTGAATCATTCAATAACCAACTGATTCGCCAGATCCAAAAGGTTGTATTAGGGCAGACGCTTACCAGTGGAACAGATGGAAAGGGAAGTTATAGCCTTGGCCAAGTGCATGAAAATGTAAGATTGGACAAGTTGAAGTCAGATATTCGATTGGTGACTCCAACCCTGCAAGCTGTAGTCGACTCATTATGTGTCTTGAATGGGTGGTCTAAATATACAGTTATGTTGGGTGAAAAGCCAAAACCACTGAATAAAGACCAGGCAGAACGAGATGTACACTTAAAAAATGCAGGTGCCAATCTTTCTAAAGATTACTTCATTCGTGAGTATGGACTGCAAGAAGAAGATCTGGTTGATCAAGTCCAAACTGGCTTCAATCAATTCACAGCCTTACCTCGACAGGCATTCAACTTCAAGGCGACAGCAAACAAGCTCTCACCTGAACAACAGGAAGTTGAAGAGCTGACTGATGGCCAGGATGAATTGCAGCTACTGAAACCGGATCAGGTCAAGGAATTGGTATTCAAATCGGATAGCCCTGAAAGTCTGGCTTACAACCTAATGCAATTAATACCTGGTGCAACTCAGACACAGTTCACAGCTAATCTGGATCAGGCTTTATTTGCTGCAGATGTGTTGGGGTATGTGACGGCTCAAAACGGGAAGTAAGCTATGCAACCAGTCACGTTTCTTGAGGCGCTTCGGTACGCTCACAGTAAAAAGATTGTACTGCCTGACGAGTTTTATTCAATGGATCTAAAGACTCGGCAGATGGCAACCACGGTTAGCTTTCTATCGAGTCTTGAGCAGATTGAAACTGTCATTAAGGCGGTGAATAAATCGATTGCCGACGGCGGTACTTTTAAAGACTTCCAGAAGCTGATTGAAGAATCTGAAATCATTCTGCCAAAGCATTATTTGGACAATGTATTCCGTACCAATATCCAGAGCGCTTATGGTCATGGGCGGTGGCAACAACAGCAACGGAACAAGGCCAAGCGACAATATCTGATGTACTCGGCGATCAATGATAGTCGCGTGCGTCCGAGTCATTTGGCTTTGAACCGGATTGTGCTGCCAATTGATCATCCATTCTGGCTGACACATTACCCGCCGTTGGGCTTTCGTTGTCGCTGTACTGTAGTTGCTCTGACTGAGAAGCAGGCATTGAAATACGGCATTACGCCAGATGATCAGTTGCCTGAGGTAGCTGAAGCCTTAGATTGGAGTTCGCATCCATTGCAGTTTGGTGAACTTGAATCACTGGTTGATAAAAAGATCAGTGCTTCGAGTTTAGATAAGGAATATCTCCTGGAGCAGAAAGAAGTTATTAAGGCTGAATGGACGGCGAGTAAAAAGCTCACCAGCCTATTTACTCCGATGGATGATAAGACTCGGGACTTATTCGATACTGTGGCCAATACAGTAATACCACTTGATCCAAGCATTCGACCAAGTGCGATTCGCACCTTCTTGGACTATGTGCAGGGAAATGATGCCGCACTGACTGGCTATTTAAACTCTGCTACAGGCTCACTAGCTGATGATGTACTTAAGCGCTGGCTGAGTGCAGACATGGCAGCGATTCAAACTGTGGCAAGCAATACGGCTTCTACCGTAGTAGGTGCTGCAACTCTTAATCAAGTAGCGGCTTATCAGGTAGGGCAAACACTTCAATTGAATGCGCCGTTGCTGATGGCTGATACAGCTTCAGATATCGTGATTAAGATTGAGAATGCTAAAGGCTTGGGTGTTGATCTGGATATGTTGAATGCTGGTAACGGCGTTTTAATACCGATGGGATTGTCATTTGAGGTTGTTTCGATTGAAGCGGTTGAAGGGCAGATGGTTTATACGATCAGACCACTAGTTAATTAATCTTTTAATTAACTAATCTGCTATAGGACAATGTTTAAGCTACATTTTTTATACAACGAATGGAATATTTAAATATTGGATTAGGAGCAAAGTAGACTTATAAAATCTGTACAGCTTAGTCACTTGGTTGGGATATGGTTTGTTTTGCAATTGAGATCGAAATACCTGCAGATAAGTGCCCTAAAATAAGAGGCCGAAAGCGTTTAATAAGAGAAGGAAAGGCAAGGGTTCTTTTGTCAAATAATACTTCTACAAGGAGAGCGCTTACGGGATTTACAAGGTATGGGGTATCTAGCGGAAGGAATGCAATAGTCTTAACTCCATATGAGTTCAAAGATCGTGAGAACCAGATAACAAACTTTCTAAATAAGAGGTTTGATAGTGAATGGAAACTTAAGCTGATACCTATAAAGAATACTTGAACTATTTACCCACCTCGGTGGGTTTATTTGTAGCTATTTTACGCCGTCCGAAAGGGCGGTTTTTTTATGGAGCATGAGAAATGCCAAAAGAAGAGGAACATAAGCCGAATCAGTATTGCTTCCAGATTGGAAATTTAAATGTTGACCAAGCTGAAGAAGGCAAGAAGAAGCGTACTTTCTCCGGTGTTGCATACAGTGGTGAAGTTATTACCGATCATTGGTATTGGGATCGAATCATCTTTGATCTTGATTCTATGCAAATTAAAGGTCGAATTCCTGCGTTACTGGATCACTCAACTCGGCAACGTGCTGGAGCCATTAATAGCCATAGCATTGATCACCAGAACGGTCTAACAGTTTCAGGTGACCTAATGAGTAATGAGTTCGGTACTCAGGTTGCCCAGGACTCTGACGATGGCTTTCCATGGCAGATGTCAGTGCGCATTGAACCCTCCGCAGTTGAAGAAATTCAAGCAGGTGCATCAGTCACTGTAAATGGGAAATTGCATCAAGGCCCTATCACGGTGTTCCGCGGTGGTCGTATCCGTGAAGTGTCTTTCTGTGCTTTGGGTGCGGATGACAATACAAACGCAGTGGCAGCAAGTCACTCTCCAAAACAATTTAATCAACCAGAGGACACAGACGTGACCGAATTAGAAAAGGCTCAGGCCAAAATTACCGAATTGGAAGGTCAGGTGAATACTCTGACTGAACAAAACAAACAATTCGCTGCTGCAAAACGTGAAGCTGAAATCACTGCATTAGGTAAAGACCTAGGCAAAGAGTTTAGCGCTGAAGATGTTGAAGAAATGAAAAAGCTTGATGATTCTGCATTTGCATTCTCGGCTAAGCAACTTCGTCAATTTTCTGCAGGTAGCCAGCAACCACCAGCTACACCACAGACACAACAAACACCAAGTGTGAATCCGGCATTTGCTCACTTGTTCACTCATCAAGCCAATCCGGGGCAAGGTGGTCAAGCTCCACAAGGCTCGGCTTTAGATCAGGCATTTAATCAGTTTGTAGCAGCACAGCAACAAGGAGCTAAATCATGAGCCAAGTCGTAACAGGAACTATTGAAAATAAACAGCTAGTGGTCGGTGACGGCGTACGTACAGAAAATGCCAAAGTAAAAACTGCTACAGCATATAAACGCGGCGATTTACTTAACGTGAGTGCCGATAACGTTGCTGATCATCCTGTTGTCACTGAAGGTGTAGTAGGTGAATGGAATGCAATTGCTGTTTCAGATTTCACCGCAGCGCAATCTACTTACCATGCGGCTAATAATCTTGAAATGCCGATCTACGTGCAAGGCCCATTTGATATTGCAGTAGTTACAGTGAATGGAACACCTCTGACTACTGCTCAATATGATGCAGTACGTGCACAAGCATTAAAAAACAAAATCGAACTTCGTAAAGTTGTGGGGAACTAAGACATGAGTCAAACTTTTACATTTCAAAATGCACCAGTGGAATTACTGGATGTGCCACAGCTGGTATTACTGACTGATACCACTCAAAAGGTAGATACCTGGCTGATGGACCGCTTTTTCCCTCAGCGTGTTTCCTACACTAAAAAAGAAGTTCCAGTAGGTGAGCTAAATACAGCGACTCCACTTGCGCCGTTTGTTACTCCGACTGCAGCTGGACGTCAGATTAAAGTAGGTGAATCTGGTAACGTGAAATTCGTTAAGCCAGCTTATCTGAAACCAATGATGACAGTCATGCCAAGTGAAGTGCAAAACACTGCTCTGATCGCACGTTTACGTCAATTTGGTGTGATTGCAACTGGTTCAAATCGTTTATCAGATGCAGATCTGCTGTTAATCGATCAGGCTCAAAAAGCATTGTATCTGCGTCAGTCTATCGAAAACCGAAAGCTATTAATTGCTCGTGATGTGCTTCTCTACGGTAAAACCACTTTTGCTTCTGCAGACTTCCCGATGTATGAAGTAGATTATGAACGTAATGCAGCATGTAACTTTACGCCGTTGATCAAATGGGGCCAAGCGGGTGCTACTCCAGTCAAAGATATTCAAGCGATGATTGATCTTTCTGTTGAGCATGCTGGTACATCACCAATCATGGCCTTAACTACGTCAAAAGTGTATAACACGCTGATTAAAGATCCTGAGTTTAAGGAAAAGTTCATTGCTCCATATGCGGGTGTGAGTGTTCCACTTACTCCAACCTTTGATCAATCTGATAAACCCCAATTCCGCGGTACCATCGATAACCTAGAAATCTGGACCTATGATGCTAAACACAGCATGAATGGAAGTGTTGAGCGTTTCATTCCAGAAGATTTCTTTGGGCTGGTTTCTGATGCTAATGGTTGGATTGCTCACTGTGCATTGCAAAACGTTGAAGCATTTGGCCAAGCTCTAGAATTCTATTTAAGCCAATGGCAGGAAAAGAACCCTTCAAGCATTCAATTATTAGCTGAATCATCTCCACTTGCTGTTCCTAATAACAAGAACGGTTTAGTCGGTGGACGTGGATTTGTATAAGGAGATCAAAATGCCAAAGTACATTGCAAAACAATCGATCGGACACTTCCGTCCAGGTCAGGAAATTGAGGGGCTTGAAGCTAAACAACTTCAGGCCCTTTTAGCGTCTGGGGCTATTGAAGAATATCAAGAGCCGGAAGAACCTAAGGCAGATGGTGCCGCTGCACGTTTAGCTGAACTTGAAAAAGCCAACACTGATCTTGAAGTTGCGAAAGTGAAGGCTGAAAAAGAAGTTACCGAGCTAAAAGCAAAAGTGGCTGAACTTGAAAAGGCGAAGCCTGCTGCAAAACCTAAAGCAGACTCAAAACCTGCTGACGAAACCAAGTAGGTGATCTATGTATGCGACTGAAGCAGATTTGGTCGCACGATTTGGGGCTTCAATTGAGAACCTGAAATTGATGTATGAAGATGCAGCAAAAGGTTCTCAAGCAATTAATGATGCAATCCAGGATGCAATGGAGGAGATTAACGGTCATATCGGTGGTCGTTATCCTTTGCCGCTTCCCAATGTGCCGAGTAATTTAAAGCGTATGGCGTGTGATATTGCACGCTACCGCCTTCATTTTGAGCAGCCAACCGATGAGGTGCGAAAACGCTATGAAGATGCAATTGCATTCTTAAAGCGTGTGGCTGATAACAAAGCACATTTGCAGATTCAGTTACCTGAAACAAACCAGATCGTGGATGACCAACCTAAAGGACGACCTTCAACGGCGCCAGTCGGTACTTCATATACCGGTGGTGTATTTGGAGATTCTATTCTGGACCAGATGCCCAGCTTGAAGTGAGGTGCTTATGGCTTTTGCAATAACCATTCAGGCAGATAGTTCACCGATTGAAGCAATACTTAATCAATTAGGTAACTTTGAATCATTAAAGAACCAGCTGTTTGATGAGATTGGTGCTGGACTTGTGGATAGTGTGCAGCATCGATTCTTAACGGGTACTGATGTAGATGGGAACCCGTGGAAGATTTCATGGCGTGCACGTATGCAGGGTGGTGAAACGCTTCGAGATACTGGCCGCCTGATGAATTCCTACACACACAATGTTCTTTCAAATGGTGTGGAAGTGGGCACTGATGTTGCGTATGCACCGCATCTGCATTACGGCGCAACAATCCTACCTAAGAATGGCCAATACATTACTTTTGCAGTGGGTGGTCAATATCGGAAAGTTAAGCAATCCATTATTCCACCTCGGACTCAGCTTGGTATTGATGCTGAAGATGAAGTCATGGTTTTAGATATTGTCGGGAGTTTTATCGATGAGCACCTTCTTCGCGGTACGTGATGAGATCACAAACAAGCTGAAGGAAATTCCAGAACTTCTAAAGATCTACACGCCGTTGAATTCAGTTATGGTCACCGAGATGTCACAAGTCACGCCATCTGCGCATGTCAATTTTGTCCGTATTGACAAGAAAGCCAGCGCAGGTCGTGGAAGTATCAATCAGATCGGTCAGCAATGGGCGGTTACGGTTGCATGTCGAAATGCTCAATCTCAAATGACTGATGGCCGAGCGGTGAGTGATGAAGCTGGGTTGTTAACCGAGAAGGTCATTCAATTACTTTCCGGCTGGCAGCCTCAGGCATCACGAACGGCACTAGAAATGATTTCGGTTCGGGATGGGTATAGTCCAGGCTTTGCATACATCACGATTATTTTTGAATCACAAAAATTCATTTAGGAGCCAGTCATGGCAAAACAATACAAAGCATTGCAGCCTGTAGGTCGTTTTAAGAAAGACGATATCGTTGGTGGGCTGGATGATGCACAAATCAAAAAATTACTGGCAGATGGTGTCATTCAGGAATTGCCTGAACCTAAAGCTGCTCCAGCCAAGAAAACTACAGGGGATGAAAAGTAATGGCTAAATCAGATTTAATCTCGCTTCAAGGTGAGCTTCATTTGGCGAAGATGGTTAATAGTGTACCTTCCGCATTATTGCCTGTAGGTAATACACCGGAATTGCAAATTGCTATTTCTAGTGAATCAACGGATCACTATGAAAGCAAAACCGGCCTTCGTGCTAAGGATGCGGTACTACGCAAACAAACTGCAGTGGCTATCTCTGGTACGCTTGAAGAAGTAACAAAGCAAAACTTAGCAATGGTCCTAAGTGGCAAATCAATCGAAATCCCTGAAACTCAGCTGACTGATATCGATTTAGGTACAGTACAGATTGGTGCCATGATCGATCTGGGCCATCGCAATTTAAGCGAAGTGGCTTTTAAGGATAGTTCGGACGCTGCTATTGAGGCAGACAAATATTTGCTTGATTCAGTTTATGGCACCGTAATTTTTAACGAAGCTGTAACTGGTCCAGTTAAGTTTTCAGCCAAGTCTGGTGCTAAGACACGTACGACAATTGCAACAAACCTGGGTAATGAATATCGCTTGCTGTTTAAAGGCATTGATACTGTTACAGGTGATAAGGTGATCTTAACTTTATGGCGCGTCGAATTTTCACCAGACACTGAATTTGATCTAATTCATGAGGACTTCGGATCTTATTCAATTGAAGGTGAAGCACTGGCGGATATTACTAAAGCAAATGACGAAGAGCTTAGTGTATTTGGTCATATTGAGCGCTTCAGTGTAGCTGCATAAACTCATACAGGCACAATGAACTCCACGGCGCATTAGCGTCTTTTTTTGTGCCTGTTTAAATATAGAAATTGACTATTTATAAAAATTATTTTATTCATATTTAAGGATATTTATCCTTATTTAATATCATAATTTATATTTTATATATATGATCGGCGTGTTGGATATTTCGAGAAATTAGCATGCCTACTAAAGTAGAAGCTTTTTTGATTGCATTATTGATTTTTGCTGCGATTGTGGTTGTTTACATAATTGGACAAAGCTGTAATTGGACTCTCAAATAACTTACACACAAGCCTTTAAAGCAAACTTCCTTAGGGAGGTTTGCTTTAGCTTTAGTTTAAAAACTTTTTAAAGTAAGTTATAAAAACTCTTCTAAACAATAAAAAAGCAGAAACAATTATGAAAAATTGATATTGCTGATCCTGGTAGCTTGCTTTGCAACAATAGCTTTTGCGCATGGTGGAAGAACTGATAAGAATGGTTTTCACAATGAAACTGAAACCGGTACCAGACACTGTCAGTAATAGAAAATACCTTTAAGGTAATTTTTTAATACTTCATCATTTTGTAATATTTTGTTAGTTTAATTAGCGCTCAATAGGGCTATAAAAGATATTC